AGAATTCTTACGTTAGATATTCGTTCCGTAAAGGTTTGAATAATTTCCCCGTAAGATATTTTTCTACTGTTAATCCCTTTTTATTACATTCTCTTGCACCTACGGGCTTTCAGCCCTTCGGAGCGCTAATTTGCGGTATATCTCCTTTTTCTACTGTTAATCCCTTTTTGTCTACTGTAATCTAGTTGGTCTTTATCGGCTGCGCAGGGAACAGGCTGCGCCTGGACACCCTGCTACGCGATCAGCCCTTTTCCGTGAATTATTTCTGTGAATTAAATGTGATTTTGTGATTGGTGAATGTGGTTATTTAAGAATTTTGGTTGGTCGGCACAGGATAAGATGCAGCAAAGCCCAGAAACACCCAAACCACCTAGAAAGAGAACTCCAGTAAAGAAGCAACCGTCAGTATGGTTCGAGCCAGCGTCAAAACTATCACATATTCCGGACGATCTCGGAAATCTGCACTCAGCCGTAGAAGCGTTGCAAAAGCGGCTAGCATCCTTAGAGCAAGAATGGCAGGATCTATTAGAGCACCTCTCTCAACAAGAGGATTCTATGGACAGTACTCAAGAAGAGGAAGAGCAGAATTAAAATTCGTCGACACTCAGGTGCTCAACACAGCAGTACCCGTAACATGGTCCGTTAATCTGATTAACGGTGTTACCCAGGGCACAGACTTCAACTCTAGAATTGGAAGACAAATGCAAAACAAATCTATTCTTTTCAACGGAAATATCTTTCCCGTCATCACACCTTCTACCTCTGCTACACAAGGATTAATGTTCCGCGTTGTAATTATCTACGATACTCAACCCAACTCCGGCTCTCTACCTGCAGGAACTGATATCTTCGTCGCAAACGACCCTCACTCTCCCATGAATCTCAACAACCGTGACAGATTCAAAGTATTAGTTGACAAAAAAGGTCAACTTGGATCTTACCTCACATCTGCTGGTGGAACAATCATCTCAGGTGCACCTCAAAACGCCTGGTGGTCTAAATACAAAAAATGTAACTTAGAAACCGTATTCTCTGGAACAACAAACGCCATTGGTTCTATGGCAACTGGATCTATTTACATCTGTTACATCGGTGACTTTGTAGGAATCTCCTTAATAGACTACTACACACGTGTTCGTTTTACTGATAATTAAGAATAAATCTTTTTATTTTAAACAAGATCTTCATTATTCTTGTAGAAATTAATAAAACTTTCTACTTCCACTACCTCAAGTCTAGCTTCTAAAGTACCCAGCCTTCTATCATTACAAGCCTTAGGATAACACTCCGATAACCTGTAATTACTCAAAATTACTACCGGAAGGTTCTTGTATTTCATCCCTTGTGAACCTTTCTTCCGAATCGGCATAGGTGATCCTTGCAAAAATTGATTCATCCATTGAAGAGTCTTCTGACCTTTGAATTCGTCTATGACTACTAAATCGTAGTCGTCCGAATATTGGTCGTAGAACTCTTCTCCCGTTGGTAAATGGTACACAGACAGTGATCTCTCCAACCACTCGACTAACGAAGTCTTCCCAAGATTCCTCTCCCCATGAATAAACAACTGAGGGGCCTTGAATTTCCTGCTCTGCCGAATATTCAAGCAAATCCACGTCGCAATCTGAAGATTCGCATCTGTTAGTCCTTCCAAACTGGGAGGAATCCAATCTATCTTCATCTTTTTAGATCTCTCACATTGAACCCAGCTTTCATACTCCTCCAACTTGCGCTTATTGATCATTACATAGCCTGGTCTTTCCTTGTTAAGGGCAACCAGACTTTTTCCTTCCATAATACTCGTCGCAACCTCCTCAGCGATCGAAGATTTCTTCTTCTTGATCGCGTCAACATCCACTCCTTTTGCTACATAATTCGTACCCTTAGTACAGTATTCTACCCAAGCCCTTACACTTTTGGTTACCTGATAATTACCCTGCTTTCCTCCAATAAAATTGAAGCACTCGCACGATTTAAAATTCTTCCTTTTATGAAACTGAAGGAAGACATGCAGGTGAGGAGTCCCATCCTTATGGTCCTCTTCGCACACAAGATAGCCTTTCAGCTCGGAGGCGAACTTCTGTTCTATCCTCTCCACAGCTATCTCTTTCTTTACATCACATTGAGGAAAGGTGATGGTAAAGTTTTTCCCAGCCATACGAAAGCCTTTCCCAGCTTTAGGCGAGACAACAATTTCATCCTCCTGAGAGAGCGGGCCCTCCAAGCACAGCATAGCATCATCCTCAACATCAGAGCCAGGATAGCGGGGCACTTCCTCCGTTAAGTCTACTTGATTTTCCATTAGGACACTTGGACACAACTGGGCGCTAGTAATATTATAAGCGCCCTGAGTGTCCTGCTTTATATTTATTTTTAACCAGGATTTATTTTTATTTTGATTCCGTATGAATTCTCTCTGACATTTGATTATTTGATTTACGTGTAGCGTAAGATATTTTTCCGCGAGGGTTTAGAATTCTTACGTTAGATATTCGTTCCGTAAAGGTTTGAATAATTTCCCCGTAAGATATTTTTCTACTGTTAATCCCTTTTTATTACATTCTCTTGCACCTACGGGCTTTCAGCCCTTCGG